ACTCTGCATTCGGTAAAGGCGCTTTAGAGACTACTACTACAGGCCACAGTAATACTGCTATTGGTGTAGGTGCTGGTCATAACGTCACCACAGGCGACTACAACATCACCATCGGTAGGGATGCAACTGTTGCTTCTGCTACTGCTGATTTGCAGCTAAACATTGGTGGTTGGATTAAGGGTGATAATGGACGTATTACCATGCCTAATCAGCCCATGTGTGTTGTAGCTAGAGCATCAGATACTGGAGCAGGGATTATAGTTTGGGATTATGTTTACCATAATGTTGGGGGGCATTACAGCACGTCTAATGGAAGATTCACAGCACCTATTGCAGGTAACTACATGGTTGGTTTCTACGTTATGTCCCCCGCAAGTAATATAACAATGGATATATCTATGTATAAGAATGGCTCTGGCAATAACCAACTTTCACCCTACTCTGGCGCTACAGGCGGTAGTTATAATGCGGTGTCGGGCAATACCATAATTACGTTAGCTGCTAACGACTATATACAGATCCATGCAGGTGTAGGAATTTATGGAACTAACACAGGTAGGCATAGTAACTTTACCGTAGCTCTTCTAAACTAAAGGAACAAACAATGAATATCACAATCACACTTACAGCAGCACAAGAAAAAGGTTTGGCCTTTGTTGCAGTCTCCCCACAAGAATGGGCAGAGAACGCAGTACATAACCGATGCCGTCTAGCCATTGACGAGATATACACAGATGAAGTGGCTCGCATGACTGCTGACCCTAGCATCACTAGCATCCCAGCAGACAAGGACACTGTAGTCCTTGCAGCGGATATACAAACGGCAGCGCAGCGTCATGCAGAAGCAGAAGCATTAACTGAATAACCACACCCTAAGGAGCATTAAAAATGCCAGAAGTAATCGAAGTAACCGTAGAAGAAATCGCAGCACATCACAGTGCTTGCTTAGACTCAGTAGCCCTAATCAATGCAGGTAAGCCAACCGATATGGAAGCTGACGATTGGACTGATACCCTAGCACGTAACAAGGAACATTTAACCTTGATGCTTGCCAAGGACTACTGGACTACAGAAGATATGTCTGCTATAACAGCAGCCGCAGCTTAATTTTAACTTAAAGAGGATTTACTAATGGGCGAGAAAAAAACCACCCCTATCGTAATCAATGATGTTGAGTACACACTTGAAGATATGACACCAGAGCAACAAGCTATGGTAAGCCACTGTGCAGACCTTGATCGTAAGATCAATTCTACTCAGTTTAACCTAGACCAGTTGACTGTAGGTAAGGACGCATTCGTCAATATGCTTCAGCAATCTCTAACGGCAGTGCCAGTAGAAGAAGCTACCTAATGCGTAAGGCGATATGGTTAGTCTTGTTGCTACCTGTACTGGCTCATGCTGAGCCTATAGTGACTGACTCTACTACTAAAAGTACAGTTCACACTACAGGTAGTGTCACTACAACACTTAAGTCGCCACCTCCTTCTGCCATATCACCTTCTCTATCCGGTGGTAACTCTGACTCATGTACAGTCGGAGTGGCAGGTGCAGTTCAAACCCAGATCCTAGGTATCTCAGCAGGTACTACAACTCGTGACCTTAACTGTGAGCGGTTGAAGAACGCTAAGACACTTTATGATATGGGTATGAAGGTAGCTGCAGTATCAGTTCTATGCCAAGACCTACGGGTCTTTGATGCTATGATAATGGCAGGTACTCCTTGCCCTTATAACGGTATTATTGGATCTGATGCTAAGATTGCTTGGGAGAATGACGAGGGTAAGATACCTGAGCCAGAAGTGATCACTAAGTATGACACCAAAGAGTTCTTACTCAGTGTAGGTGGTGCTGTACTAGGTTTACTACTACTCCTATGAGGAAGCTAGTTGCTGTGGCCTTGCTAGCTCTTTACGCTACAAGTGCCCACAGCGAGTATCTGTATGGGATTAGTGGTAACATGGCAGGAGCAGGCCATACATGGGGGATGAATGGTATAGGCCCTGGTAACACTAGGGGTTTACGAGTTAACGGGGTGTTCTACCAATACACACCTGTTAAAAATACAGAAGACGACATGGTAGTCCATGTTAGGAACAAACGAGTAGGTGGTGGTTACATCTTCTCAAGTACTGATGATTGGAGTGGGTTACCGGGAGGTATACCTATTACAAAGGGTTTCATCATAGATAACCTACCTATAGAGTTATGGGGTGATGGCTCTATAGATGTTGAGGGTACAGGGTCAGTTATTGATGCTAATGTAGTTTATAGCTATAAGTATAATAACGATTGCTTAACCCCTATGTCAGACCCTTCGTGTCCTGGTTACGCTGAAGCAGTGTTAGGTATGATGGGTAAGATTGACGTTACTACCTATGACCCAATGGACGATAAAAATATTACAGATGTGCTGAAGGAAAAAGCAGATCTAGAAGCAGATTCTGAGCAAGACGAAGAGGATGAGGATAGTGATAGGTTAGAGAGGATATTAAGTGGTGTGGACGAATCAGTACTCACTGCTAACATTATATCCCAGAACCGATTGATGTACTCTCTAACTCGGAACAGCAACATGAATCCATACTACATTAAAAAGTTAGCAGGTGGTGTCTACAAAGAGACAGTTGTTCTCGATGGTGGCAACTTACCTGACAACAAAAAAGGCGCTAGAGCAGGACTGGCACAGCAAATATTACACACCAAAATGGTGAGTATGCAGTATGACCCAAAGGAATAACCCATGAAGAAGTTACTAGTAGCAGGCTTAGTGCTTGCAGTACATATACCAGCATTTGCAACGGATACCCCTATCGTAGGTAATGTCCAGACTCGCTGTCTCATTACAACCGATACCAATGGTGTATTTGGTAACCCCCTACCTAGTAAGCTAAGTACAGCCTCTGCTGACGGTGGTGTTGTTCCTGTCGTACGCTACGATGTAACTCTGGCAGATGCTTATTTAGCAAAGGTGACAACCCCTACTGCGTTTAGCGCAAGCCCATCTTTATCGGACTCTGTTACATGGACAGGCTCAACAGCAGTAAGCAAGACAAGTGATGCGGCTATGTCTGGCTATGAGGCAGCAAAGGTTACTTACGGCTCAACGACTCAGTTTGACTTAACAAAGGCTGGATCAACATGGTTCTCGTCTACCGCTACGGCAGTGTATGGCGTCAGTAAGTCATTCCCTGGAGGCAGTTATACAGCTATCGTATTAGCTGAATGCATTGCTAAGTAGTATTAGGCTAGCGCTGCTACTGACACTACTTCCTTTTGGTAGTGCTGTAGCGCATGAAATGCTACCAACATACCCCACGTTTACTCAGTCATTTATGGCAGGCATCTCTGTCACTACACTGAGCATTTTCAATAAAAGAAAAGATGTCTCTTATTATGAGATAGGGGTGTTTACAGATGAATGGGAGCCTATCCCATTTGTATCCCAATACACGGTGATACCTATGAAGTACTTAGACACAGTATCCTTTGATATTTATGTAAGCCATCTGTCACTAGACTCTGTTGAGTACATCTGCTCTGTATCTCAGCTAGACCTCGGTGCTACGGTGTCATCTAAGATTTGTTCGAGAGTTAAGTAATGGGTAAGCTCGTACTTGCAGTATATGTAGTTTTTCTAGGACTACTGATGCTAAGTACCACTGTACTTGCGAATAACTCGCTTTCTCTGCAGCTACCCGGCAGTAGTGGTAGCTACCAGTCAGACAAGTTCAAGACAGGTGACCTGGATTGCTCTAATGCCATAGGTGGTACGATCAACCTAGAGTTCGGAGTTACAGGTATCATTAATAATGCTACCAGTCTATGGAGCTCTGCCGGCAACACTCCTAAATCTAAAGATATTGGTGTATTCGCTAGAATCATTATGCCTTTGAATGCACCTGAAGAACGGATCAATTGTAATACATTATATTTACTAGAATTAAATAAGAAGCGTCTTGAGATAATGAAGTTAGAGACTGAATTAAATGCTCTTAGACGACTGCAGTTAGGGGAATAGAATGGCAGAGATAGAGTACGGTGGGGTTAAGTTAGGTGGTAGTAAGCTACTCTTAATAGTACCACTTATTGGTACCATCGTAGGCGGCCTATGGGGCGGTTTTGAGGTGTATCAGCGGTACCTTGATATGGAAGCTAGGATCAGTGGCTTCGTCTCCCCAGACCTCTCAGAGTACGATAAGCGCATAGCTATTATGGA